CATCCGTTCCTACGACATTCAAGCGAACTACTTCTGCTTCTGGTTCTGGTTCATCATCTACTGACACATTTGGTGGGATATATACATCTCCACTGGGCGAAATGATCATAGGAGGGCCTGTCAAACTCGCTGCAGGAGATACTACAACCGAAGGAGGATATAGTGCCGAAGGAGGAGATACTGCTACAACAACGGGTGCCGGCCCTGAAGGCAACTCTATCTCATGCGGATGTAGATACTTCTTTTTTACTAGGAGAGCCCTCCAATCCGTCTCCAGATTGATCACACTCGCCGTATCACTCTCACTACTCGGCACATGCATCAGCTCCTTGATCCTCTGTTCCAACCTCGTATTCAACTCGTCCTGGATCTTCTTTTCCAGTTCAGGGATGACAGCCTGTGAGAGAATATTCTTCTTGTACCGCAAATGTAACATCGCATCCGCCGCCACTTTCGCCAGCCTGGCCTTGGACGCATCAAAGACCCTGGTGTGTTCCAGACCATGACATATATCAGGTCGTTTCAGTTCATTAATATCATCAAACTCGGTTTCAAACGCCTTGATTACATCCTCAGGGATCCCAGGAGACTGTTCGATAAGTCTGTCGAGATCCTGACGGCAAATCTTCAGGAAATCCATCGCCTCGATACGATCCATAGGACTGATCGCCAGCTCGACTTGTACCAAGCGCTGGAATTTCCCCCACGCAATACTACAGACGCGGTGCGACTCGGACTTCTGTGCATACTGGAAAAAGTTACCCAGAGTCGTAAGAATCCCTGCAAAGATCGATATGGCCCCCAAAGACACACCCACATATTGTTGGGCCGCGCGGTTATCTGCAGGGACGATACTGCCCACGGCAAAGTTGGCGGCACCAGTCACCGTCGATAAGATAATCACAGGAATCGTAATGTTCATGTTCGAGACCGTAAACTTCTTCTCCGCCTTGTCATGTAGCCACCGATAACACGCGGCAATATCAGACCATTCCGCCATGAGGACCTCCTGTTCTTTCGTCCATCCATTCATGAATTTCTTGACCTTCACGCCAGAGATATCTGTGCTGCTTCGTCGACTATCCGAAGGGCTTGATTCCACCGACATTCTACCATATCGAGAGTATTAAAAATATTCTCGATATGGTTTTTAAACGCATCATTTCTTTCGCGTAGCCCCTCGCTTTAATGTCAAGATTTCTTTATCCTGTTCATCCCGCACTAGACCCTTTACACGTAAACCATTCTTCGTAGGCTTCGAGGGTCCCCTATAGATCTGTGAGAAGTCATCTGGTATTTTACAAGTAGGACACCCATCCTTCTTATGCTGCGAAGTGTTGGAATCAATCGTCGTCGTGGCCGAGTTAAGAACCTTCTCCCGTTGAAAATACTCTATATTAATATCCGGGTGCTCCAACACGAGCGTCTTGTTCAGAATAGACACATCGCCCATGTAATGATCAATATGACTCTCAATAGGGAGCGCATCCGCCAGAAGTTTCTTCGCTGCTTCTCTAGTGATCAAATACGCATGTGTCGCAGTGAACCTATAGACTTGATTCCAAGGCTTGACGTGATAGGGTTGATAGATCAGATTCGGCTTATAATATCCGAGTACCCAGACGCCCCAATCAGACGGCAACTTGGGAAAAAGCCGGTCGATATCATCAAAAGTGGATTCTGTAAGAATCGCGTCATCTTCAAAGATTAGACAGTGTTTTGCACCCGAGGCCAAAAACTTCTTCCAGATTTGAATGTGACTGAGTGAGCACCCCACTGCCCCCAAGGTCGCAATCTCGTGATGGCTGCGCCGATAGTTGCGAAAAATGTTGAGCCGCGTTCGCACAGAGATCCGCCTATCCTTCATATAGTCGAGCTTCTTACCGTTCACTGCACTAAACTGTCTGAGATGCTTCAACTTATGGATCACCGGTTGCTGTGTAAAACGCTTCCAACGATCGACACGTTCCTTCATATTTATAACATATGTCGGAACGTTGAATATCTTTCTTTTTCTGGTTTTGCCCCGATCCATCCTATTAGTTGGCCTTTTTCTTTGCAAAGGTGGCCGCCTTTGCTTTTGATTGGAGACCCGTCTGGTAAATCTTGGTGGCCGCTTCCAAGGTGAGCGCCTTTGGATCTACACCCGATGGAAGCCCCACAAACTTCCGCGACTTGCCCACGAGAGTCTTCTTGAACATGTAGGGTCCGTACTGGCCTGTGCGGAATTCAAAGTCCCCAAGAGCGTGAGTCGCCCCGCCGCCCTTTGTCACAAACTTTGCACGAAGAGTCTCTTCGGTATCTCCTTCTAGCCACGGCACATTGACCCCGTTACAGACCACATACACTCCATAGGGCCCCGACTTCTTCACCATCGGATTCCCTTCATACTCGCCAAGAGTCGGAGCCGCAGTCTTCGACGCGATAAATGCCGCCACTTGCTCGGCTGTAATATCCTGGAAACTGACTCCATCCGGCCAACCATAGAAGACCGTTTCCTCCTTGTTCGCGTGCTCCTTAAGGAGCAAGGGCCCCTTCTTGCTCTGAACCCCCTTGATTCCTCCCGGGAATTCGCGCTGTCTCGACGGTGCAGCCACTGCGGTCGACTCCCCGCTCTTCAGACCTGCATACTTCTCCCTATAGGAACTCCAAGTATCCCTACAAAGGTCCTTCCACGGCTCCGTACCTTCCGCCACAGAATCCAGCCGAGTCTCCATCTTCTTCGTGAAATCATAGTCGAACAGAGTTGTAAACTCCCTCACACAGAACTCCAGAACGGAGAGTCCTAGAGCCGTAGGGACTAACTTCTGTTTCTCCTCGCCCACTTTCTTTATAACCGTCTCGGCCACTGGGGGCCACGTTCCAACCGCAGGCAGTGAGATCTTCCTGGACTCCACTTCGCGCGCAGGACTATTCCGCTTCTCCACATACGCCTTATCGAGAATGGTCCCTACCAGAGTTGCAAACGTACTTGGGCGACCAATCCCCTTCCGCTCCAGTTCGCGGACCAAGGTTGCCTCTGTGTAGCGCGCCACCGGCTTCGATTCATGTGGGAAAGCCTCCAAAGAAGACCATTTCAACTTCGTCCCCTCCACGATCTTCTCCGCCATCTTCCATGCCGCCTCGTCTTCAGTCTCCACTTCCTCCTCTTCATCCAAGTTCGCCGCCGCTGCCCCAATCTTTCGCCACCCAGGAAAGAGTTGCCGCTTCCATTTCGCCCTCCAAAGGAACTCCATGGGATCCCCGGTTGCAAGAAAGTCCACCGTCCTCTGTTCGCCCCGTGACGCCGCCATGACACTCTGTACGGCGCGATTCCAAATGAGCTTGTAGAGTTTGCGATCAGGCGCGGACCAGTCCTCATCGGCAGGGAGATCCGCGACGTTAAAGTGCGTGGGGCGGATTGCTTCGTGAGCTTCTTGCGCATTTGCGGGCGCAGCCGCTTTCCGGGTGGTTTTACCCCCTGATTTGCCCCCGAGCCCAACGAACTCCTCTCCAAAGTTCACACGCACCCATAACTCCGCCGCCGCCCTCGCCTCCTCCGAAAGAACAGCAGAGTCCGTTCGCATGTAGGTGATGTGCCCCGCTTCATAGAGACGTTGGGCAATCTGCATGGTCCTCTTCGGCTGGAGACTCATTGTGGCGGATGCCTCCTGCTGTAAGGTACTCGTCACGAGCGGCTTCGGGGGCTGCTCCGTCGTTGGTTTGGTAGAAGCCTCCTTCACGAGCCCACCCGCCTCAGCATGGATATTCTCCAAATAGTTCGTCGCCGACTCTTCATCCTCCAAGGCCTCCGTCATCGTCGCCTCAAAGCCATTCCACGTCCCCTTGATCTTCCACTCCGTACTGGCTGTGAAATCGCGAATCGCCTTCTCCTGGTCGCAGATGATACGAAGAGCCGGTGTTTGACATCTCCCTGCTGAAAGAGCCGGTCCCACATACTTCCAAAGAAGTGGCGAGATCGTGAAACCCACCATCATATCGAGAACGGCCCGGGCCTGTTGCGCCTCCACACGGGCCATGTCAAGACGACGAGGATTCGCCACAGCCGCCTTTACGGCTGTGGCGGTGATCTCTCGGAAGACGGCGCGAGGAGTTGTTTCCGGGTTCAACTTCAAGAGAACGGCCACAGAATAGGATATGGCCTCTCCTTCACGATCATCATCCGAGGCCAAGTAGATCTTACTGGCTCCCGCCGCTGCCTCTTTGATCTGCTGGATCGCCTTTGACTTCTCTCGGATCCACTGAAATCTCGGCTCAAAGTCCCTATCAAGTCCCACGGCCCCGAGATCCTCCTCCAAGGATCGGATATGACCCATCGTAGCAATCACACGCCATCCAGGACCGAGATAGCTTTGGATCTTGGAACACTTCGCAGGAGATTCGACTATCAGTAGAGACGTCATTGGTTGTTGCCTTCATTAAGGGGGTCCAAAACTTACAATTTTACTTCAGCGAATAAGAGGGCTTAATAGAATATTTACACTACTCATAGGATGAGTCAAGAGGCATGTAGAATATTGGATGACGATGAACTCGCAAATCAAGCAAATCTGTCATGGCGAAGAGATACGGAAGAGAATCGTATCAATAAGCTCTTTAGATCCGCCCCGAAGAAGGGTGAGTTCCCAGCGGCCTTTCAGACCTATCAACCGGTCCAGTCAAAGACCTTCCCTTTCCAGGTCAATAAGGCGACGACGCGCCCTCTGATTATAAAGGAAACCGAGCCGAGGGTCATGCCCAGCGGACCCCTTATGGACTCTGTCCGTGAGATGTTTATAACGAAGTAATAGGAATGCAGCCCGATCTTCCGTGTTTTTGTATAAACTTGGATGAACGTAAAGAAAAATGGGAGGCGACACGGGAAGCCTTTGCAGGAACAGGTATCGTCCCCCAGCGCTTTTCCGCTATAAAACATACAGAAGGTTGGAGGGGGTGTGGGGCGTCTCATGTCGCCGTTGCTCGAAAGGCAATGTTGGCCGGCCTCCCCTGGGTACTCGTGATAGAAGATGATTGCGTCCCTGCCGATGATTTTGCAGAACGATGGCCGGCCGTACGAGACGCTCTTTGGGAGGAACGGGACGCCTGGGACATCTTTCTTGGTGGCCCCACCTACGTCAAGGGGCCAGCACAGTTTCACGGCAAGCATCTCGTTGAGATAGAGAGTGCCTTCGCGACCCATTTCTATGTGTTGAACGTATCCGCCTATACGAAGGCGATTGCGTGGAACCCTGATAGACATGGCCCGATTGATGTGTATTATTCCGATCAGTTTCGTATTGTCACGACACAGCCTCTAATCGCTTACCAACGCCCTTCCAACTCTGATATTGAGAATAAACATGTCGACTATTCCAAGATTTTCCAGGATTCTGAGAGTGCGTTGGAACAACTTACGTATGTATTGAGAACACGATCGAGTTCTATAGTTCTTGTTGGATTGAGCCTGCTGGCGATGTATATTATATGGAAGCGTTAATAGGCGAACATCATACCGCCACGCCCACCATAGACGCGAAAGATGTTGTAGGTTTCCGCCCATGTATAGATGAGGAATCTCGGAACGACCTCCGTGTAACCAGCCAGAGGGTTCAACTGCAGTTTCAGATTTATGTTTACAATCTTGTCCAGATTCGCCTCTCCACAGGGCTGACTCGGGGGAAGAAAGCCTGAATCGAGCGCGAATGGGAGATTATAGTAATATCGGTTCACCCAGGGGGACTTATTTAGGAGCGATCTGAAGACGGAAGGGGTCGTCGTACTGTATCGAAAGAGTTTTCCTTCATAGATGAGATCAATCGATCGCAGCGGCTCCGAGTTCCTGAGGGCAAAGGCCGGTTGGAGATCCTTGTAGACTCTCGTATCGATTTGACTCGCATTCGGCCACCAAGGAGCGATAGGGGCATCAGCACCCGAGAGATCACGCGTGGATAAAAAGAGGGCATTATATGCCGGTGCTTCATAGCGCTGTGCATAGAAGAAGAGATGGCGTGTAGGATTGGGGACTTTCAGATAGGAGTTGGCGGATGCCGAGTTTTTCGTGTCAACGGGATCAAAGGCATAATGTTGTAAGATCGGCACTTGTATATCGGCGAGACGGAATCGGTTGGCCTCAGGCCGGTCAAGATAAATGTACTCCGCCATGATATACGTGTCACCGAGAACCTGGAGGGCCTGTGTCGTAGGAGATGTGATACCTGGGACGGGGCTCACAAGAGTTGTCTGGGTCGGATTACCGTTGAGGCCTGCAACAGGAGTACCGGATGGATCCAAGTAGTAGAAGGGAGAACTCGCAATAGGGAAATAGGCTTCGCCGCCAGCAGGTGGTGATGTAATACCGGCCGTACTCAGTTGGGCGGAACTCGTATAGATTGTGGCGGCTGTGCGGAACTGGATACTGAGCTTCACGGTGTCGGCTTGGAGAGCATCCACGGGGAGAAAGGTACCAGCATCACCTGAAGCGAACCAAAAGGGGAGTGGAGTCGTGGCCTGTGTTTGAGCCGTAGAACCAAACTGACCTGGCGTAAAGTTGGAGGAGTTTCTTGGGAGAAGTTTGTCCATGAGAGAGACTTTCTCAAGAGGCGTGTAGAAGTCGTCGAGAACTTCCATCAGACGCCCATCAATCTGTTCGACACGTGAGCCTCCAATGTCGATTGTGGCGTTCTGGAGAAGAGCATGTCCTACAGAGTTTGTCCAGCCGAAGGTGGGGCCGGCAAAGGTCTTTCCGTTCGCTGTACACCAAGCGCGTGCTGCTTGTTGGCTAGTGGAAATATCAGGCATGGTGCTAATAAGATAGAGACGCGATATGAGATGGCCTTTTCTAGGGAGAGTGATCACGGATGTATTACCGAGTGTCGGAAGCGTATCGAAATCGAGGCGGGTCCATTGGGTGGTGAATCTTCCAGCGCGGATAAAGGCCTTCACGAAGAAGGCGGGGTTTGGCTGCCCTTTTTGACAGAGGAGTCTGGAATCCTGGACTCCTCCGTAAATAACTCGCAGCAAGGACGCTACCATCTCCTTACAACAGAGATGGAATGCTTAGACCTTGGTAGGTACGCGGACTTCGACCTTGGGTGCAGCCTTTGTTGCTACTGCTACTGGGGCTTCTGCAGCTTCTGCCTTTTTCTTCTTCCAGACCTTCCAAGCCACGTATCCAGCTACCCCAAGAATCATAAGCGTAATAGGAATATAGACGAGCCCCTCTGAGCTATTTACATGTACGATAGTTGTACTGGTCGTATAGACGGATGTAACATTGAAGGCGGGTATCTGGGCAATAAGGACATTGATTGCAAGAGTTGAGGTTGTAGATGGAGTTGCTGTAGGAGTAGGAGTAGAAGTTACAGAGGCGGATGAAGTCCCTGTAGATGTTGCAAGAGCCGTTTTAAAGGCGGAAGGAGACATCGTGAGACTTCCTATAGGAGTTGCCGTGGGCACCAAGGTCCATGTAGGACGTGTAGTACTGAATCCGCTGAAAGATATAGATCTACTCTGTGAAGGAGATCGTGTGGGAGTACGACTGGGGAAAGATGAGAGTGATGATCGTGGGCTATTACTTGATGAGGCGGATGTACTGATTGATGCGGATGGTTTAGGGGTAGCACTAACACTAGGTGTGAGTGTAGCGGTAGATGTCATTGTTGCCGTGGAGGTGGCCGTACCAGTAAGTGTTAGGGTTCCTGTTGCGATTGCTGTGGGAGTAGGGGAAGGGGCAGGACTTGCTGTAGGATTGGCCGTGGCGGTTCCTGTAGTGCTCCCTGTAGTGGTTCCTGTAGTGGTCCCTGTAGTGGTTCCTGTAGTGGTCCCTGTAGATGTTGCAGTAGAAGAGGCTGTGGAAGATGCGGTAGCTGGTGCGGTAGCTGGTGCGCTAGCTGTTGCTGTTGCTGTTGCTGTCACTCTAGCAGTAGCAGTGGCGGTAGCTGTTGCAGTTGCTGTGGCTGTTGCTGTAGCCGTATCACTTGCAACTACACCTGAAAATACGGCCTGTGCTACCGCCACGCTCTCCACGACAGTATTAAGAGATGAAATGGATCCTGCAGCATAATACCATGTAATACTTCCCGATCCCTCTATTGAAATGTTCCCAATAGGTAACACAGCTGCATAGGATCCATCAGTAGGAACGCCAGTGGCCGGTGCAAGTGAAAGAGGATACGTATTATAAACATTTGAAAAAGAACAACACACGGAATAGGCGGTCATCGTCGATGCAGTGTCAGAATAAAACAACACACCCTCATTAGTATTCGTAATCATAATCGCACGAGAAGTCTGATTATTTGCAGTAACGGCAGTGAAGCCTCCAGAGTTGAGATTTCCACGTGTTTTCGTATTCACATCCGTCATCCCAACAAAATCATCGCGAGTCCCTGCCCAGAGTATTACGTTTGGTATGGAGCTTGAAGAGTTATTGATAACGCGACTCGTAACACGCACGAAACTATCGTTCGAGCCAAGTGAAAAGGTGTTCTCGAGCCAAACTGAATATCCCATAACGCTGAATTTTCTTAAAGACACGATGATACCGTGTCCCACCGACTTTGTCGCGTCACTGCTATCAACAACGAAGGCAGAATAGTTCGTGCTAGATGTGGAAGCGGTGAGCGTGTAGATATCTGTCACTGTCGCGCCACTCCAGTTGGGCCCACCCGTCCCTAACCCGATCGCCGTATCAAGAGGATACGTATTAAAAGTGAGTTTGTACCATGTCGACCCAACGAACGAATAATACCACGGTTGCTGGAAAAGACCCCATGCATTCACAGAAGTTTCCGCACCCGTTCCGAAACGAAGATAGGAGTTTGATAGAACGCACACGGGCATAGTACAACCCAACGACCCCACAACGTCTTGTGCTACCGTTCCAATAAGACTAAAGAGCACACCAAGAAACATTCTACTAATACAATAGGAAGATGGCCGATCGAGGGATCCCGAAAAAAATACATCAAATATGGCTCGGAACAAACGCACCTCCCACGGAGTGGATGGATACCGTGCGAAAGTTCGCGACCGACTATGGATATGATTACAAACTCTGGTCGGAATCAAATATCGATACACTCGATTGGGACGACATTCCGGGTCTCGAACGAGAGTATACGAAATTCAAAAAAGAGACGGCGGGCCGCGCCGATATCATTCGTCTGATGGTTTTGTACAAGTTCGGAGGAATCTATATTGACGCGGATTCCGTGATCATGAAGCCGAAAAAGTTCGCGGCTTTTCTGGAAAAAAACGCGGCGGCAGTTTTCTTCGGATGGGAGCATCTGACTCGCGCTCATACGAAGAAACTTGGAGATCTGGGGCCGGAACTGCGTGGAACAAAGCGTCTTATTGCAAACGGACTCATAGGGGCTGAGAAGGAGCATCCCTTCTTAAAGAAGCTACTCGGCGGTCTCGTTTCAAACGCTGAGCGGGAGGCAAAAGGACAGGCATGGAGGCGCGTCGGACCTCTCTATGTTTCACGCGTTTACAAGAAGTTCAAGGACGAGTTCCCCGATGTACATGTGTACCCTATGAAGTATTTCTATCCAATACACTGGAAGGGGATTACGGACCCTACCCTCCACACAAGGGTCAAAATTCCCGCCGAATCCATGTTGTTTCAATACGGATACAGCACGAACAAGTTCGATAAATATTTCAATGAGAGGCGTAAGACGAGGCGGCTACGTTAGCGTCTCCGTGCCTTGCCGCCCTGCTGCGATACGTTGGTTATGTTTGATTGCCCCGAGGTAGGTGCCTTTCCAAGTGCAGGACTCAGGAATATAGCATAGAAGGGATAGTACAGACTGCTAAACATGAATGAAAGAATCGTATATACCCAGACAATACCGCCGGTGTTTCCTACGTACACGTTGTAGTTGTAAGAAAGACTGGCCGCGCCGTAGGCATACATCACCATATAGAGAAGTGTAAGACCAATAAATATCATACTTGCTGTAACCTGCGTAGAACTCATCTGAAATCCGTCGCGCCCTGTGATTGCCGCTGCAATATTCATAAGATAGTTCTTGTTGTTATCCGTAGCCATTATACTTCTATATAAAGCCAAGAACTAATCCTCAAACATAGGATTCGCCAAGCCGTTCTCGAACCGCATCCAGTTCATCCCTATACAGAATACTTTCACTTCCCACAGAGCCCCAGGAGGCGCCTTCACATCCAAGACAAGACGTAAAGTAACACGACTTGCGTTGAAGGATCCGCTCGGTTGGTGTTCCCCAGGATGTTTTGCAAATGGATAGCCGTAGATAAAACTCGACATTGCGGCCATACCCCCCTTATGGGCCGAACTGATGAGTTGCCGATAATACAGTTCATCCGCATCGCAGATCGTCACGCCGTTCGCCTGGATCATCGCCTTCTGGAGCATTGGCTTCACCGCTCTTGGATTCCATTCTGCATCAAGAACCGACGAATAGTTCGTCCACGCATTATTATCACTCACGCCCTTACGGCGTACAAACCAAATGATTTCCTCTAAAGGGTGATTCGCCTCCAAAGGTAACTGGATACGAACCGCGTCTTGGACCCTACCAACCGTATACTTCAACGGCTCCTCGAAATAGAATGTCTGGACTTCGCGATGTAGAATCTCAAAAGGACTACGCAGCATCCGCTGACGAAAGGGGCCGTTCACAATTGCACCCTGAGTAAGAAGCTGTATGAAACGGAATCCGGGTGGGTTTGCAACAGTATCTACCGGACGGGTCGTTGCACCCTCGTGAAAGGGGATCGTAATGTCCAAAGGGGTTGATGTACAAGAATCACGGTAGCCACGGAGTTGCCGCACACATTCTTCAAAGGGGCGCAGCGTAATATGAATCTTCACGAGACCTTCACGAATGGCGATCATCGGTAGACTATCCTTCCTTTGGGAGCGCATGTAGAAAAAAGGAAGAATACAGTTGAGAGTACCTCCCTCCGTAGGAAAGAGGCGCGGAGCTTGTTCGGCCATGAGGGTTGCCCTAGGAAGACGTCCGTGATGATCATACGCGAGCCCAATCTGTTGATTATAATCCGCAAAGAGGGTGCTGAACACATTTATAAAATCGCCGTCAATCGTCTCCACCGTTTTCCCGTCAATTTCCAGTTCCGCCTGTTGGATGATGGCCGTCCCCAGACTATTTGCATACTCCCACGCTGTCCCCGAGTTATCGTAGGTGATCTTTCCCGCTTCATAGAGGAGTTGTGTCTGTGGATCAAGCCAGTGGCCCAGACGTATTTGCAGAGCAGTTCCAAAGAGGAGATCGCCCACTAGAAGAGATCCTATATCAAACGAGAAACGCTGGCCGAAGGCTCCTGGGCCACGCAAGGGTATTTCCTGTATAGAAGGAGTGAAGGCGAGAACACGCCGTTCCGTGTCGCGCGTGAACCAGGTGATATCAGTGGTCAGAGGAAACAGATCATTTTCCTGTAAATCACGATTTGTAAGATCCAGGAGTGTTGTGATTTCACCGAGAGGCTTCTTGGCTGTGCTAGGAGGTTCATCGTCGGCCACTCGGATATTTTGAGCCGTTGTCCCAGGAATCGGCATAACACTAGAAGAGTTGGTAGAATCTAGGCCGGTAGGATAACTAGCCCCTGCACCACTCTGGAATTTCTCCATAGTGAATGTCTTTTTGAGATAGTTACTTACCTCTTGTATGGAGGGCCCCGACATTCTCTGACTAACGTGGTGACAGAATGTTTAGGCGTGGTCTAAAGTATCAGTCCTCAGAATACTAAGAATGAACTACGTAATCCAGAAAGTGAAACTGGATTATCTCGAAGCAAAATATCCTGGAACGGCCATCAACTGGGACGAGTTCAAGAGTCCTACCGGCCAGCACTATAAGTTCCTCAACTGGATCGCCTCTCAGTTTCAGAATCGCGATATTTTCGATATCGGCACACACCGCGGGGCGTCTTCACTTGCCCTTTCATCCGGTTCCGAAACGAACACTGTCTATTCATTCGACCTCGAGCACCAATATCCTCTCGCCCAAGTACCCAATATCAAATACAACACGGACAATCTGATGGAGAGCCTGGGTCGTGAGAGCTGGTCCGAGAAGCTTCTTGGGTCCGCCTTCATCTTCCTTGATATAGACCCTCATGAAGGAAAGCGCGAATACGAGTTCTACGAATGGCTGAAGGCGAAGAACTACCAGGGGTTTGTGATCTGCGATGACATCTGGTATTTCAAAGAGATGCGGGACAACTTCTGGTTCCGAATCCCCGCGGCCGAGAAGCTCGATATTACAGACTGCGGGCATTGGTCCGGTACTGGTATTCTCCGCTTCGGTTCCACCTTCTGGGGTCAGAGGCCGATCCCAACAAACTGGACCGTCGTCACTGCCTATTTCGATCTCACAAAGATGCCTGACGCTTCACAGTCCATCAAGGATCGTCCTATGGAACATTATCTCGTGAATGCTCGCGCCACCATGGCTGTTGAGCAGAATCTCGTGGTCTATTGTGAGCCCGAGTCCCTCGATCTGCTAAAGAGTATGCGGCCTCCATGGCTCGAATCACGAACCGTCTATATCCCCATGTCCTTTGAAGACTTCCCCATGACAAAGTACCGATCCAAAATACAGGAGAACCGCCAGAATAATCCCTATGCATTCGATGATAGGAACACTGCCTCCTACTATCTTCTCTGTATGGCTCGCTACGCAATGCTGAAGCAAGTCATGGAAGTCAACACCTTCAAATCGACACATTTTGCATGGCTCAATATCTGTATTGAGCGTATGGGCTGGAAGAATGTGGCTGCGCTCGAGCGTGTATGGCCTGTGAATCGCGAGAAGTTCAGTACATGTTATATTGATTACCAGCCAGAATGGCTCGTCCGCAATACGCCAGAATATTACAAACTCGGCGGCCTCTGTTCCATGTGTAGCGGATTCTTCACAGGATCGGGGAAATACATGAAACACTTCTGTGATTCGATCGAGGATAACTTCCTAAAGGTGATGGAAGCTGGATACGGCCACGCCGACGAGCAGCTGTTTTCCATGGTATTCTTTGATAACCGTGAGTTGTTCGATGTCTATTATGGGGACTATACCGAGATGATTACGAACTATGTTGATACGTACGAGCGGCCCGAGGAGCCCATTCGGCTCATCATTACAAATAGCTTTATGGCGGAGGATTATCAAGTCTGTGAGAGAGCATGTAAGGCATTGTGGCGCTCATATAAAAGAGGGACTGCAAATCTCGACGTCTATAATCTGACCACCCTTTTGAATATCTATAGGGCTGTCCTGGAGCGGCAGGGGAAGGGAAGTGCGTTACCGTAGAAACTGCGAATATGGGAGGTCCTATCAATGGAACATCTTGGAGGAGTATATGTGATTAATCTTGATCGTCGCACGGATAGACTGGAAGAGTTCCAGGAGGAGATGGACACGCTTGAACTCCCTTTCAAGCGATTCCCAGGAATTCTTAAAACGCCCGGTACGATCGGCTGTGGAATGTCCCATCTCGCTATCCTGAAAGAGGCGCGCGATCTCGGACTCAAGAACGTCCTGATCTTTGAAGACGACTTCACATTACAGGTCACCAAAGAAGAGTTCTGGGCCGCCGTGGATGACTTTTTCAAGACTGAAAAGGACTATGACGTATTCCTTTTGGCGGCTTGGGTAAAGAAGAAGAGTGATCATTCCGACAAGTTATTCCGAGTCCAAGAAGCACAAGGGGCCTCCGCCTATATCGTGAACTCATGGTTCTATGATCCTCTTATTGAGCTGTACGAGGACACTCTACCGAAGCTGGAGGCCACAGGCAGACACTGGTTGTATTCCCGTGACCAGTCTTGGAAGGCGCTGCAACCTGAAGGAGTATGGCTTACGACGAAAAAGATTCTTGGACGTCAAAGGCCATCGATTGCCGATACTGGGAAGTTGCCCGTCTTCAAGGATTATAAGTACTAGTTCCCGTATTTCAAAAATCCCCTATCATGCTCGATATTGTAGAGAGACCATGTGTCTACAATAGCGGTCATCTCGGTACTTGGTGC